TTGCGAAAATATACCGACCACTTCTACAACTGGCACATGGTATCATTTATCTGCCACACATTTGTGGTAAAAGCTAGTGACAAGACTTGAACTTGCGACCTGAGCTTTACAAAAGCCCTGCTCTATCCAACTGAGCTACACTAGCAAAAAGATCAGTCCTTGGATATATTTAGAATAAACCAAATACCAAGACCAATCATAACAAATAGGAGGATGTATTTCCATGCAGCAACTAGAATACATGCTGCAATTAAAAGTAACACAAACCCACCATCAAATCCTGATGATGAACCAGAATCAGATTCATTATCATCAGAACTGTATGAGTTGTCTATGACTGCTGTGATACATTTACCACCAGTCATAGACTCTGCAAATGAAACTGCATCACTGTAAGTATATGCTTCCACCCTCACAGTTTGTAACCAATTAGATGGAGTCCTTACAGTACATTTCCACTCATTCATTTGTTATTATATTCCTGAATATACTGCTTGAGAGTGTCAACATAGTCATCAGGATTCTTGATGAAAACTTGAGTTTCACCTGAATGACAAGAAACAAGAGTCACAATTTGAGTAACTTTCTTACCAGTCATTTCCTCATACATTTTAGCATAACCTGTCTCCTGCACAAAATAATTGAGAATCTGAGATTCATACTTTGGTTTAGAAGAACTCTTGAAGTCAATTACAGACAACTGACCATCAAACTCAGCAATACAATCTACACGACCTGCAATGCCAAGTTGTTCAGAATACAGAGCACATTCTTGATAGTGAACATTGTTAATCCTGTCAAGAAGATGTTGAAATTGACTGAACAATTTCAGGGCAATTTCATAATTCTCATTGCCTTCATATTCTGAAAAGTCAATAGAATTGTCTACATATTGTTCTACAATACTGTGAAACTTAGTGCCATTGGTAGATGCAAACTGACTGATCTTGTTTGCTACATCAGCACCTACACGTTCCCTCCACTCTGCAATAGATTTGCGATTCTGATAGGAAGTAACAGTGGTGATAGAAGGCAACAGTTTGCCATTCACCACATATTTACGAGAACCATCTACAGTTTGAGTAGGAATATCTGCAAGTTTAGGCAGATTGAGGTGATGAAAAGGTTGAGAAATGGTAATCATGTTGTTGTTAATAATCAAAGGAACTCAGCAATGTAATAGTCAACAGTAATTTCTAATTCTGCTGCTTTTGCCTCAAGTTCCATGGTATATTCTTCTGCCATTTGTGCATCTGCATGGTCACAGAATAGATCAAGGGTGGATTGGTGCATCATTTTATCTTTCATACATGTATGATACCATAGATTCACAAGAAAGTCAAGCATTAGTGGACACTCCTACAACTGTCACACCCACGCTTGCATAAACTCATCAAGGTGGAAAGTATCGTCTGTTCCAGTCTCAACAATTAACTCATCATAGCTCATCTCTTTTAGACCTTCCAAGTATTCTTCTGGTGTGGGATCATTATCAGGATCAAAGTCATCATGACAAAGGAACTCATATTCTGCCACAAGTGCATTGATTAGTTGTTGTTTAGTGTAGGTCACATGGTATAGGTATGATGGTCAATTTTCTGCAAATCTTGTTGCATTTGATGATCAGTATTTGTGCTAATGATAATGCCAATGATCAGACACAAAATACAAAAAACAGTTGCTCTCATTTGTAGAGATAACCTCCTGCCCAATCAGCACGTTGGTACATTTGTTCCCTAGAAGAATCATCAAGCAAGTTATACCTTACACCTTTAGCAGGTGACTGCCAGGATGCAGATTTGTACACATCACCATTAGTCAGATCCACAAATGCATGGGCACTGCGTTGCTTACTGGGACCAGCAAGATGAATAATCTTAGCATATTTCTTACCCTTGTTGTAGATATATTCATCAACTCCAATACCTTCACAAAGTTGATCAATTTGTTCTTTGTGATAGTCTACATTCTCACCTTTGGCAATATATTGTCTGTGACGTTCAATAGCAGTAGACTGAAAGTTAGTGCGAAGAACATCACAAAACTGTTCAATCTTGTCAATGATATTTTCAGTGGTCAAGTTGGTGTTTTGATTTTTCATACATGTATGATAGCACAAGAATCAGCAAAAGTCAATAGGTAGTGGACAGTTCCACAACTGTCACATCAATACCTTTTTGGTATGTCACAATATGCTACTGGTTCATAGTCAGATCCATCACTAATTGATGTGCTAATATCTTGAATCTCTTTTGCTTTATACAACAGAAATTCAAGATCTTCAATTAAATTACTTAAATTATCATTTGTTTTTCCAAGCAGAGCATCATTAATTCTTTCAAATGCTGCTGATGTTTGTAGAGAATGTGTGTGAATCATTTTATTTTATACTTCTCCTTCAATACTTTCAGAACTTGTTTGCGTGATTTGATTCTGCCTTTGCAAGTGCCTTTTGTATTCTTTTGTTTTCCTGAGTTGTGAATCCAATTAGGTGTGTTCATTGTTTTACAGTTAGAACAGGCACAGAGGGACTCGAACCCCCACTCAACTGCTTAGAAGGCAGTGGCATTATCCATTATGCTATGTGCCCAAACAAGGGGCAACATGCCCCTATTTAGCATCAGAACTCAATGGGTTCAAGGGTTGGTTGTGCACCTGCACTTTCAGTGCTAATGCTATCACTATCACCACCAGCAAGAACATCAAGAATAGCAAGGATTTCATTGCCATTCTGACCCTTACGCAGAGCACCAATCATGAGATCAAGAGACATAATAAAGAAAGTGATGAATGAACAAGATGTGTAACTTTGGGGCAAACACATTCCCATCAATCAATCAGTCTGTGAGACCTACATTAACTAATTCAAACTCATCTTCATCTGAGAGATTGTAAATGAGTTGATAATAGTCTTCATAATCAACACCAAGATAAGATGCAAAATCTTCTAGGTCATCATGCAATTTACAAGTGTCAATCATTGTTCCTCAACTGTTGATGTAATAATCATAGCACACAAACTTGAGTTTTGGTAGTTGTGTGTGCCACTTCTACATCTGACACAGTGGTATAGTTTTGTGTTTGTGCCTTGAGTGTAATGAATGGATCACCCACAAGTAGAATTGTGCACAAAAAGATTCCCTTCCACATAGTATTATACATCATAAATCTTATTCATGTTAAGATGTTCCCTATACCAAACTTCATCCTCTTTGGTATTAAAAGAAAGACCCAACAAAAAACTATAATGGTCTGCCCAAATCATGCAACTACTTTCAAACCAATCTTTCATCAATTCAGTGTTGCAATCCTGGAGAGTTTTCATCTTTATGTTTGTCATGTAGACATGATAGCATGAAAAGAGGCACTGTGCTCATTTACAGTGCCAGTTCCACAAGTGTCACTCTGGCATCAGACTCTGCAGAGTTTCTTCATCATAAAGATCTAAGATTTCATCTTTTACTTCTTCTTCACTCCACATTTCAATGTTTTGCATAATAGAATCAAATGCAAAAGTGACTAGAGTATCCATATCCATCCCATCAATAATCATGTGGGTATAGTTTTCTTTGAGGGAAACAAGTTGAGATTCAGTCAATGGAATAGATTCAGATTTCAGGATTTCAGAGTAAAGATCAGACATCAATTTCTGCTAATTTCTTTTGCTTACGAAGATCAGAGATAATCATTTGAAGTTCTAGAACATCTTGCCTACATTCTTCTAGATCTTCACAGAGCATTTCATATTGATACTCTGATTTACACTTTCTGATTTGCTTTGTGATCTTATCATATTTCTTTTTAGCATCCTTTAGTTGCTTTTCGTACTCTTGAATAGAATTGTAGTTCATTTGTTGAAAGAAGAATTGTAATAGCGACGAAAGGCAGTAACAATAATAATGGCAGTGCTAATGACACCAACCAAACCAAGGAAGGTAACAGCATCACCTGAAAAAGTATAAGTGTTAGGCATTTGTTTTTTGATTACCTTGTAATAGTAGCAGAGTGAGAGAAAAAAATCAAGTGGTTGTGTGCCACTTCATCAACTGTCCTATCCAACTACTCTCCAGCATACAACAGCGTTTCCCTTACGTGGAGAAGCAATGTGAGCAAAAGCAGCATAAGAAAGATCCAAGTCAGCATGAGAATATGGACCACGATCATTTACTTTTACAATTACTTGTTTGAGGTTGTCTTGATTTGTGACCCTAATTTTGCTTCCCATAGGCAGGTAAGGATGAGCAGCAGTCCAACGATAAGCATCAAATCTTTCGCCACTTGCAGTAGTTTGACCATGGAAACCATCACCTACACCATAGTAAGTTGCCATGCCACAAGTTAGACCAGCAATCAATCCAATCATATCAATCCCAAGAAACATTTTGAACAAGGAACCCAGGCATTACATAAGTCCAAGCACCTAAGTCATTGTGTCCACCAGTTTTATATTCCCACTTGTACTCAAACTTATTGTGACTATCCCAAGTCATATATCCCTGCTCTTTATCAAATCTGCCTTTGATTGTGAGACTATGTTTGTTAGAAAAGATGTTTCTTGTGCGTAATGCTCCACCCTTTTCACGGGTTTCAATCACCACACAGGTATCAGGATAGGTTTGAATACCTGACTCCAACATACAGGGAGTTTCATATCTAAAAGGACGATAGAAAACATTTTGTTCTGGAGTTGCAAATGCAGGACTTGCTAACAATAAAGAAGCAAGAGCAAACAATTTAGATTTATTCAAAATCATCATCTCTTGGATTAACAGAACAGAAAGTATAGTTGATTGCTAATGCAATGGCAAGTGCAGTGAAATAACCTATAAGAATGGTCATGGAGTAGGATCAAAATATACTATTTCTTCCAACATAGGAAGTATTTCATATTGAATATCATCAAGATGTTGACCCATAATAGTCATATCCATCTCATGAAGTTTATTCTCACGCTCTACAACTTGTTTTAGAAGTTTGTAGGCATTTTCAATGTCACTGTAAGAATATATCACCACTCACCTCTTTGAATCAGAATCTTGCGAATCTCATTATATGCAAACTGTTGAGTCTTACGATCTTGAGCATGATCAAGAACATAATACATTTTCTTGAGATACTCATCCTGAGTAGTAATATGAATCACTTTTGCTTTAGTCATTCCAAGACCTTGAATAGGAGAACCTGCTTTAACTTTACTCTTTCCAAAGTTTCCAGTCACATTACCTTGAGTACGAAGTTTGGGTTTGATTTTGGAAAGATTGGAGGTTGCGAAGTTCATCTGTGTTTTATTCATACAAGTATGATAGCACACCAGAGGGGGCAATGGGGATTTACTGTGCCACTTCCCCAACTGTCCTCTCTATGTGCTCCACTGTGCTGTGCAGTTTGTTATACAAACCACTCAGGGATACTTTACCACTACTCTCCATGATCTTCTGCTCTTTCTTTGACAACAACTGTAGTGCAGTCTTCAGTGCATCCAACTCATCAAGATTCAGTCTCACAAAATCTTCAGTCATTTCTTTTCAGGTTGAGGTTTGGGTTGAACTTTGGTAGGATCAGCATAAGGAACCCTGCCATCCTTTTGATACATCAGAATGTCATACTTGAACTTACATTCATGTGGACGCTGATTACAGAGCATGAGTGTATCATTTACTGCTCTTTGTGCTCCACCAGATGATCCAATAGCACCACCAATCATAAGAGATAGTGCCACAAATGCAATCATTTTATAATTGTTAATGATCATTTAATAACCTTCCAATTAGGGTCATTTACTTTATCAATCCAGAAGAAGTATTGTTTATTGATAGATGCTAAAAACATCTGATTATCTGTCTCTTGTTCTACATGACATCCATGCAGTTTATCCATCAGATTAGCAAACCTATTCTTTGCCTTGTTAGAAATAGGTTGAACATTTACCATTTTACGTTTCACTTTAGTTTGCATCAATTAACTCCACAATAGGACCACCAGGGTTGATCTACACCTACAGTATCATCAAAGGTATAAATGAACTCACACCAACAATCTTTGGCATACTTATACATTTGCTTGTAAGTTTTGAAGTGTTTAGGATCAACATCTTCATCACCCCTCTCATAATAATAAAGAGGTTGAGGTTCACGATCATTCTTATACATCATAAACCCATGTTCATCTTTGACAATGCTACCATCTTCACTACACATGTATTCACTATCCCATGTAGAACGAGTTTTGAGAGATGAGATGTCACCACCATCAATAAGATCAACTACCTTACTGCGTGCTTGATAATCTTCTTTTAGAATCTTACCATTGTGATCAGGACCACCATCCCAGTGACAATATACACCAGAATAGGTATTGTCTTTGTGTTTGATTGAAATAAAACTACGAGTTCCCATGTGTTGTTAATAATAAATCAGTCTTCAATAAGAATCCATTCTTCCATGTCACTCTCAGTCATGGATTCCCAATTATCTTCAAAAAGATCAAACATTGCTTCATTAGGAATGATACAATCAAACTCATCAATTTGAATGTCATCAAGAAATGCAGTGCTCATCTGTCTCATTTGATTACCTAGTAATCATAGCATGGAGTCAAGAGTTTTGGTGGTTTATTGTGCCAGTTGTACATGTGGCACATCAATATCACTTTTTTGTTCTTTTTCTTGTTTTCTTTGGTGCTTCTTCTTGGACCTCAACAACAGGTTCTTCCTTAACTTCCTCAATCTTTTCTATTTGTTGAGTTCTGTTGATTAAATCTGTAAATCTGCCCATTGTATTATTGCAATTTACAGCTATTTAGAAATGGAGAATACCAGAGTCGAACTGGTGATTGATGCTTGCAAAGCACCTGTTTTACCACTAAACTAATTCCCCTAGGTGCACAAGAAAGGACTTGAACCTTCATGGATTGCTCCACTGGAACCTAAACCCAGCGCGTATACCAATTCCGCCACTTGTGCATACTCCCCCACCTGGATTCGAACCAGGAACCAAGTGATTAACAGTCACCTACTCTGCCTGTTGAGCTATAGGGGAATGATCTACTTTTTATCTAACAAATACTCAACTGTATTTGCTATGTCATTCATTGCATTTCTAAGATCTGGTTGCTCTCCTGCTTCCATATCCATATTATCATTAACCAATGTCCAACGCCATTGATTCATATCTTTATTATGCCAGAGGTTAATCACCATGTTTGTACTGCTCTAACTCTATCCAATTAAGAAGTGTTTGATAAGCATTGATTGCTGCTTGATTGCAATTATCTTTCTTTAATCCTTCAATGTAGTATTCAAGTGCTTCAATCACCATTTGACGATCAGTTTGAGAAATCAAAGACATGATAATAACTTGATAATTTGGAGTATTTATTCTCCAATCCAAGATGTAGGATTTGAACCTACGACCCCTGCTTCCCAAAAGCAGTGCTCTATCCAAACTGAGCTAATCCTGGTGGTGGGAAATCACAGATTCGAACTGTGGACCATCTCCGTGTAAAGGAGGCACTCTACCACTGAGTTAATCTCCCAAGAGGGTGACAATGCCACCCTGTTACACTGTAAAGTATGAATCAGTACAGTGCCTTTTGCTATGGCATCCTGGTTTATCTTTCCAGTGCAAGTAGCAAAGGAAGGTTAGGGATTCGAACCCTAGGAGGCTACTAACCTCAGTAGTTTTCAAGACTACCACCATCAACCACTCGGTCAACCTTCCAATCATAAAGGGGATTTCTCCCCTTATTTATCAGTTCTGAATAGGAACAAGAACCTCATTCTTCTTCAGTTTAGCAATCAGTTTGCCAACACTTTCAGCAGTGCGAATTTGATCTTCAACACTGACAGGATCTTTACAGGCAAAGATATAAGACTTATCAGGATTGCTATGATAAGTCACACCAACTTGCATTTCATCATAGTCAAAAGAAACCTGAGAAATAGCAGAGGATTCAACAGCAAGAATAGCAGTGACAGACATGTGCCTTTGATTGATTACTTTGTAATGATAGCAGGTCTGGGGAGGAAAGTCAAGAGGTTTGTGCCACTTAGATAACTGTCATATTAGACCAGTCATTCCTATAAATTACCAGCAATGCTGCGCTATTGATGGGCGTGAATGTTACATAATCCTCACATACAAATACAATTTTGCCTTTCATGTCTTTATATTCAACAAACATCTTCTCTTGTAAAATCACCTTTTCCCTCCAAAGTTTTAACAAGTAAAGCAGTAAAAAGTTCCATCTTATCTGGATGAACTGTTGCTGGGTTAATGTTTATTGCCTGTTTTAGTGCAACAAGTTCATTCCATTCATCATTAGAAAGATCTTCCTGAGTGCTGCGTGAAAGGGTCATAACTTCTCTGAATTATGAGCATACTCTAACATACTATCTAGCAAATGCTTGGTTTCTTAAGGTTGATTTAATACTTTTGTTGTAATACTTCATTTTTCATACAAAAGAAATACTTTGATTGTTTGCCCATCATCCTGTAGTGACACTTGAACGTTAGAGCATTCATAACGAACATACTCACGTCCATCACTACCAATTACCTCTACACGAGTTACATCAGGATAGCTCTTGATAAAATCACCGTTGGGCATTTCAATATCATCTAATGAGGTATCAATATCAAAACCATCATAAGTTGTATTCAACCACGGAGCATCATCTTTGTCTGGTAGATTGTGTTCAGTCATTCTTCACCTGTTACAACATGATTCCATGCAACAGAGTATTTACTATCCCAGTTATCACAATAAGGTGAATAAAATGCATTGAGTGCAGCAGTAGTATCAACAATGCGTTGAGCATCACCAGCATCTACTGCTTCTTGCAATTTATCAAGCAAGAAACTAAATGTAGTAATTTGATTAAATGCCTCTTGCAGGTCATTCATTACAGTCCAGGTTTTGTCAATCATGGTGTTTCCTCACTAAAGTTTAAATTATTTTGTTGGACATGATGTATAAAACTCTCCTTCAACATAACATGAGTATTGTGATTTGTCTATTGATTTGGGTTTGTGAGTTAAAACTTTGAATGTAGTTTCAATAGGGCGATTAGAAACTATGATTGGCACATCTTGCAAGCATCCTGCAAGAATACAACCAATTATACCTGTGAACATCAATCTAGTCCAATAAGATTATTTTGTTGTTGCAAATCAAGTTTAGCACGTTGGTTGTAGTATTCTGCTTCACGCATGTTATATTCTTTACACTTTTCATGCTCTGCTACATTAGCAGCAGCATCACACATTGCATCCATCTCTTCTTCAGTGTACTGATGAGATTCAGGTTGATGAACACTATCCAACCCACCCTGTTTGGCAAGTTCTTCAATGTACTTATTTTTCCAGTACATTGCCTCTACATTATCAGAAACAGTTTTGATAGTTTTGAACTCATCCTCCAGTTTTTTCCACTCTTCAAACTTACCACGAAGGTCTTCATCCATTGTCAGTTCATATTCTTTACAGACCTTACGCTGATCAGACTCATTCACATAATCATTGAAAACAAGAGACATAGCACCACTGCGAATAGATGTGGGATGCATACCTACACAGAGGAGAAACTTTTCAAAAAGTTTGAAATACTGCTTACAGTTAAGGTCCCCTGCTGGTGCAGTGATAAGATAATGCTCTTCAGGGACAAAATCATCATCAGCAAAGGAGGATGATCCATAGGTGGGGGTGAATGTTGCATCAAACTTAAATTGAACAGTTGCTTCGTAAGTCATGAAACTTGTTTTGTATATCAGTATTATAGCAGAAAACACACCACCCACAACAGATGATGTGCCAGTTCCTCAAGTGTCCTCTTCTTCTAAAAACTTCTTCAACTCTCCCATAACATCTTCCATGGGTATAAGTTTCTCTTCTCCACGATCAATACGATCTACCATTTCCTGTAGATAATCAAGGAATTCTTTATCTAAACATTCATCAGTATTGATAGATGACCAGAACCAATTATAACATTCTTCATATGGGTCATCATACCACATTAAGGCATAACCCTCATAGTTTCCACTGATAAGGTCACGCCACATCTTGAAGTTGTTCCACATCTCCCTCCAACCAGTTTGGAAGCAGTGAACAAAATAATACTCAATCCAGTTCAGTTTCTTGCTCATCTCTATAATCCCATTTCCAAGTGCGTTCAAGGATACCAATATCAAAACCTAACTTATGTGCCCAGAATAGGATACTTAAAGTGGAACCAGAACCTGATCTAATTTGAATGTAAGGCCAAGAAGGATAATCATTCCAACTGACAGATGCTTGAAGCAAACTCCAACCCTTTACATTGATAATTTGAACATACCAATCGTGTCCAAAATCTTCACGGTGCTTAAATTGAAATAGAGTCATCTTCCTGTTACATCCTCATAGTCTTGGAGTTTACCATATCTAAAGTGAAGTTTCAACCTAGGCCAATCTTCCCATTTACCCTTCCAGTTTTCAGGATGTATTTCAATATATTTGGTAATGAAATATGGCACATATTTACCACGTGCTCCTGTAGGGATCCACTCATAATTGAAAAATAATATTTTAGGATTGTATCTTGGATCATCCTTTGGAATTTCTTCAAAAGTAGTAGTTCCCTTGTAATCAGGATACCACAACTGACCAGCAGGATCTAACCAGTAGTCAGTCATTGTGCCACCAATGCCATCCTCAATGTCTTTAGTTTGGCACACTACATTTGTGAACTGATCACCCAAATTGTATGATGATCTAAAATAGTCAAACATGCCCATTGTGCTGCACCATTAAAATTAGTTTCTTGGTTTTGGTTTGTTACACTCATTACAGTAGAAAGAAAACTTTTCTTTAAATGTTTTGACTACTTGATAATAATCACTATCAAGTGGTTTCTCAATTTGGCATTTGCTGCATACTCTGGTCTTTCTTAGATTGCTTTCTAATTTTTTTGAGTTCCTTGAGTTCCATCTTAATGTTTTTGTAAGCAGTGTCAGCATCTAGTTTTCCTCCAATTTCAAGAGCACAAATAATATCAACCCTTGTGCCAAAGTGTGCAAGTGCTTTCTCAAAATTATTTAAATCTTCATACATTGCCCTTGATCCATTTTTCACCAGTCACAATATCTATGCGAGCATCTACTGCATCAAGAGAGTTCATCAGTTCATAAAGAGTGTTTGTAGTCTCTATGTTTTCTTCTTCTAACTTTTTAACCTTCTGTTCTAGTTCAGAAAGTCTATCATAGATTTCATCTGTTGGAACTGGATCCATAATCATACCCCACTTCTTAAAAAACCAATAAGGATCTTGTTTCATAATACACCTACAGATTTCAAGTAATTGCGATAAGCAGCATATCTTTGCCACTTTGGTTGGTTGGGAACATTCAACTGATGACAGATTTCACAATAACATAACCATTCATACCATGGAGTTGTTGGATCTAGGACATGATAAGGATACTGACTCTTTGTTTGTTGATTCATCATTCCAATGCCTAATAACCCCAGCAACAATAAACATGTTAGTAATCAAATAAGATACAAAAATTATAGTTCTAATTAGTGCTACTTGATCTGCTACGTGATCTTTTTTGTGTGCTTTTTCTCCTATTGCCTTTGCCCACAATCTCCACATTGTTTGTTTTGAGTTCATAATCTTTTGGAGTAAGTTTTGTCCTGTCAAGATATTTTTGCAAATGATTCTCACATTGAAACCAACAAGTCTTGTTATATTTACCTTCCTTATGAACTAACTTAATTGGAAAATTACTATAGGGAAAATCACTCATCTTTCTTGCTCTTTCCTCTGGGTATAATGGAAGTCAAATGTTTTGTTCAGAATATCATCACAGATTTTGTAATCTGATCCATTAAAAGCAATACCATGAATTTGGTAATGCCTTACTGCCTGGTAGATTATTTTACATTGTTCTGGAGTGAAATTCATGGGTTTTGTAAAGATACCTTATTATACACCATATCCTTCTAATTTGGAACTTTAGTGTGCCAGTTCCAAAACTGTCTTAGGATGGCATTTCTGGCCAATTTACATTTGAAATCATTGTTGGATTAGTTGGATCCAAAACAGGTTGTGCGTTTTCAGTAATATCTCTGAGTGCTTGTCTATAATCTTTTTCTGCTTGAGTCATAACTCTATCACCAACTGCCCACCAGTCAGTATCAATGAGTCTTCTGTCTCTTTCTCTTCTCAAATACTTCATAGAAGAGTCTGCACGAATCCTTTCAATTTCTGCTTCTACTTCTTCCTTTGTAGGTGGATCAACTGGATTAGTATCATGCCAATCTAAGTTTTCATAAAGTTCTTCGCCAGTTAATACCCAAGTGCATCCAGGTCTTAAATTAAAGACTGCTGTGCTAACTTGAGGCCAATCAATTCTTTCTCTTGTAATTTGTACTTGTGTCATCTAGCAATCTCCCATAACATTATTCCTGATGTCATTCTTTGATAAACATTATTGTTAGTATCACTAAATGTTCTATTTATATATAAAACTGTACCTGTAGCTGATCTACAGGTAAGAGTGTAAGTTAAAGTGTTTAGTGATCCAGGTTCATCATACCACCAAAAATCAACCATGGCAGGAGTAGATCCATTGTTTTCTGCAGCAGCTGCATAACAATCACCACCAGGAAGAACACCATAACCTCTACTTCCAGGAGTATTTCCAGGATCAGTTAAATATGTTCCATTTCTTTCTAATCCCCACATGACGTTCCATAAATTATCAACTTCACCAGACCATCTAGCATAGATCAAAACGCCATTACTAGCTGAAGTTAATGTTATACTAGTTTGAATTTCTGTAACTGATATATTTGAGTTTATTGTAAGGGATCTGCTTGTTATTGTAGTTACATGGGAGTAACTTGTTTGTACTACACCACCTCCAGTGTGACTATATCCACTAATTGGTATATTTCCATTTGCTGTAACAGCATAATTTCCCATTACTACTGCCATTATCCACTCACCTCAAACAAATAAATTGCAGATGTAAGTAATTCAAAAGCAGTTGTGTTACTATTAAGAATAGTTCTGTTAAGATACAGAGTTCTGTTAGTAGAAGGCATAACAGTGGGCCTATATGTAAGGGATTGTACTCCTGAAGGTACAGTATCTCTATACCAAAAATTCATTTGTGCAGGTGTGCTTTGATCATTTGCAGCATTTGCCGAATAAGTATCCATTCCACAAGTAATTCCAGGCAGTTGTGCAGATAGATATGGAGGAAGTCCAATTTGAGTATTCCGAAGATCAACTCCACCATAAAAGGCTTCTTGCAGTAGTCCAAAATTACAGGTGTACAAACTAGTTACTTCAAAACACCACCTAACATAAATTAGGATTGAACTAGTTTGCCTTTTGGGATATATGAGTGCAGCTGTATTGCTAACAGTTGTATGTGTGTTAGCATAAATTGGTTGAGCTACCTGGGTTGTTATGTCTTTACAAACTGTCTGTATAATACCACCATTTTGCGCAAAAGAAGAAGGTGCAATATAGTTTGTCTGTAGATAATTTGATCCTAGAATAGCCATAATTAACCAGAAACCTCCAAAACCATCATGCCACTTATCATTCTTTCATATCCAGTAGCATTAGTATCTGTCCAAGTTCTATTTATTCTAAAAGTTTGAGCTGTAGCCAAGTTTACTACTGGGGTATAGGTTAATGTGCTTGTAGTATTAGGTGTGTCACTAAACCAAAATTGACAAGCTTCTGGAGTTGAGTCATTGTTTTCTGCAGCAGCTGCATAAGACATAACAGGAACAGCAATACCAGTATTTTTTACACCTTCTGCATGGTCTGTGCCAAGTCTTGTTCCATTTCTATCTAAACAAAAAGTAGCATTCCAAGTACCAGTAATTTCACCACACCAGCGCATGTAAATTAATAATTTATTTCCAGAATCCCTTGGAGTTATACTAATAGAATAAGGAAGAGTTGTATAAGTATTTGCAGATACTGCTAACGTTGTTGGAGTAGAATAAGTCATAGAAGACATTTGGATTATTCCTCCACCAAATCCATATGCTCCAGTTGGATATAATCTGTCACATCTAACTACATTTGATTCTAAAGTTGACATTTATTTTTTTTATCTATTTATTTTGATTTATTTCATTTTCTAAATCTTTAGATATTTTTAAATACTTTCTATACATTATCCATCTAGAAATAAAATTATTTTGAACAACTGGGTGAAATCTCATCATCCAAAATAATCTCTCTATATTTAACTTTGCACTTTTGGACAAAAGAAAAATATATGTAGATACATTTTGATCTATTATCATCATTGTAACAACAATGGCAAATAGACTAAAAAGAGTATAATAATAGATCATAAGGTTTTCCTTAAGAAATTAAGATAATCCAACACTTGAAACTTGATATTATCTAATTCCCTCTCACAACCTTCCCATTTTGCTTTTGTTCTAATGTCATCATGAACTCTATGGAGATCTTCTACCATGAGATCAATTGCCTTGTTTTTGCTGTGGTCCATTATTTTTTATGGTAACTGGACAAGTTGGAACTAAACTACGAAGTTCAGATATGATTTCAATTTTCTGCTGTGCAGTAAGATCAGCAATAGAAGATACTCTACTGATGATCTTTATTGCATCTGAACAACTGATGATAGTTGATAGAAATACAGGAATCATCTATTTCCCCAACTCATAATCTATCTATCAGATTTTAATCCACCTACTGTTTTCTAGTGTCCAATTTGTAACATCTGCAATTCTTTCTCTTACAGACTTAGCAGGAACCCATCCAAGTTTCTCCATCTTAGATCCATCAAGTGCATACCTAAGATCATGCCCAGGTCTAGAGGAATGGAAATCAATTAGTTCATAGTTGAGTTCCTGTCCTTGTGCTTCTGCAATAATCTTTGCTAGTTCAAGATTATCAAGTTCCTCAGACCCTACAATATTAAACTTAGGACATTTTGCACCAGTTTCATCTGGCAGATTCCAAGACTCTTTTGCATTAACAAGAAGGAACAAGATTGCACTTGCTACATCTTCAGCATGAATGTAGTGTCTAGATCCAGGAATAGTTTTTGTAGAGTCACTGTGAATGGTCACAGTCTCACCATCTCTGACCTTTTTAATACACATAGGAATGTATTTCTCAGGGTGCTGACGCTCACCAAATACATTCATAGTATGAGTGATAAAGATGGGAAGACCATAAGTATTCTCATATGCCACAGCAAGTTCTTCACCACCTGCCTTAGTTGCACTGTAAGGATTAGTAGAATTGTATCTATCATGCTCTTTGTACTTGATTCCATTAGGAGCAGGACCAAATACTTCATCAGTGCTGAAGTAAATGAATCTCTTGAGATTTTCTTTTTGAGTTCTTGCAAACTCTAGAATGTTGCAGGTTGCCACAACATTATCCAGAACAAACTCCATAGGATACTCAATACTGCGATCTACATGAGAACCAGCAGCAAGATGAAGAATGTAATCAACTTTGCCAATTTCAGATCTGATAAGTGGATTGAGTTCTGCTTTGAGATCATGAAAAACAACCTTAACACGTTTCTTTTCTTCTGAAGAAAACTCTTCAAGAATGTCATTCAGTCTATTGAGATTTCCACTATAATCTAAACGGTCAAGAGTTACAATTTCCCAATCAGTTTCTTTAAGTAAATAACCAATCAAGTGGTGTGCAATGAAACCAGCACCACCAGTAATAAGAGCTCTTTCTGACATAATCAATCAAGGTAGTAATCACTATTATCCACTATTTCCCAACTTAAGTCAAGTTCATCTAGAAACTGAACTAATTCATGCTCATTGTCAGGAAGAACCTCATCATCTTCAAGAGTAAAACATGCCTCACAAAGAGCAGGTCCATATTCAGCAGGTTCATCATATGTCTGTGCATATACTTGAACCATGTCTTCAACTACAGCAGAAACATAGATGCTGCCATCTTCATGTTGATTGACAGTTTCAATGCTCAGAATACTCATTTCTTTTTCATCTCCTTTTGAACAAACTTTTTAGCAGTTTCCATTGTATTATGAACTGAAATCTGTTGTCCCATATGTATGATCATAAATTTTTTGTAGAATGGGATAATTGCCCATTCTCCAGTCTTACTAACCCAACCTAACTCATCTTGTTCCATAGTCAAGTGCAACAACGTCTCAGGCAGGACTCGAACCTGCGACCAACTGCTTAGAAGGCAGTGGCTCTTTCCATCTGAGCTACTGAGACAAGTAGAGAGTGGTTGGAATCGAACCAACTACTGTATGTGTTATCCACGTGCCTTTCCAGTTGGCATCACTCTCTGTGGGGCAACCTTCCACCCCTACATATTACCTTGAATAATCATCAAAGTCAACATCAGGATGCAGAAACTCTAAGTAATCTTCGTAATCAACACCAAGATATTCTGCAAACTGTTTTAACTCTTCAGTATGTTCCTTGGCAATAAGTTCCTCTATGTTCTGGACCATACTACCTCCTCAATAACCATATCTAGAGATCATTTGATCCATTCTATCCTCTCTGTATTCATCTTCTACTTCTTCAGTCTTATTATCTTCTAGCTCTTCGTAGATGCTGTCAGCATCTTTATCTAGAAAAAGGGAAGTCATAGGAGATTTTACTTGCAAGGGATGTTTTATATAGTAGGGAAAGGGATTACTCCCCTTCCTCCTGCTGGAATTCAACATCAATCTTGTCATACAACTCCACAAAAGTGGACTTGGTTTCATCATCAAAGCGATTCAGGCAAACTTTAATTGCCTTATCTTTCTTACCAAAGATAGAATATGCTTTGATGATGTGTACAAGACGACGAGTAGAGATCACTTCATCAATACCACCATCATTGAAAGTCTTGCGAATAATCTCAGACCAAGTACAAAGATGCTTGATAAAATCAGTGTGCTCTCCAACCATAGGAATGTTAAGAGATTCTGCAACTTTAGTCAAGATCTTATTCTCAGTGGCAAGAGTTGGATATTCTTGCTCAAAGGTGATAGGAAACCTCTCAAGGAATGCCTCATTGAGCACATTAGTGCCAATAAAGCGACCATCATCAGATCCTTTACCTTTAGTGTTAGCAGTGGCAAACACATTGAATCCTGCCTTAGGAACAATATGCTTACCAATCTTCTTAAGGAAGACACCTTTACCCTCTAGAATGGATTGGAGGCACATGATTTTATTGGATGCAAGGTCAATCTCATCAAGAAGAAGGATTGCACCACGATCCATTGCTTCAACCACAGGACCATTGTGCCATACAGTCTCACCATTAACTAGACGAAAACCACCAATAAGGTCATCTTCATCAGTCTCAATAGTGATGTTGACACGAATCAATTCACGACCAAGTTGTGCACATGCCTGTTCTACACCAAAGGTTTTACCATTGCCAGACAAACCAGTGATGAAAGCAGGGTAAAACAACCCAGAAGAAACAACTTTCTTAATATCACTAAAGTTACCAAAGCTGACGAAGGTAGCATCTTTTTTAGGAATAAGATTTTGCACAACTGCATTGAGAGTCTGAACAGTATCAGTTCCCTCAGCAGCAGGAGAATTGTAAGTTTGTTCCAGTTCTTTCACGGTTGCCTCAAGATTCCATTTACCACGACCAGTTTTATATGCTTGTAGATACTTAGATGCAGTAGCATAAGAAGTATTCAGTTGATCTGCCACGCACTTAACAGCAGTAGCATCAATCTCAGTACCAAACTGTTCTTTTAGTAGTGTGATAAGTTGTTCTTGCATGGTCTTGGGTTGATTACAAAGTAATTATAGCATGGGTGGGAGCAGAGTCAGGGGCAGAGTGGACTCTTCCCCAACTGGCACATCATGCAATCATTTCAATAAAAGAAGACAAAAGTTTCTTGTTTGTTTTCTTCTTACTCAGCATTTTAGAAAATGCAGTTTTGATTTGTGCTTTAGTTGCACCCTCTTCAACATCAAACTTCTCATCCTGAGACAAAGAAGTGGTAGGAATGACATTGAATTGATCATATCCAGTGTTAGTAAAGGTAATGAATTGATTTTTCTTATAGACGCTCTTTACTTTATCATAGTCACCATACTCCCTACCATACCAATCATAGCAGGTCTTGAAATCCCTACCAGGAATAACTCTGAAGTTGACAAAATTAACAGTAGGAAACTTATCTTTCAGAGTAGAAAGAAGAACCTTAGAATACTGAGGGAAGTTTCCATAGGTATAAGCAGGATAGATTCTGCCATTCTTCCTGTTGCGAATGGTAGTCTTGAATGCTTTAGTAATGCCAACATATTCTTCATCCCTGTTATTCTTTTTAACTTTGGTGGTGGCATTAACATAACCTTCACCATCAGTCAGGAAAACAACATTCACTTTCTGAAGTTTGTTACTCTTCTGGAAGTGGGGGATCAATTCATGCAGAGCAAGCATAGTATCACCCAGAGGAGAACCAGAGAGATCAAGATGCCTAGGAGCAGCACCTTGCCTCTTCTGGAAAGCATAACAACATGCCCAGATGTTCTTCATCTGTTGATCCAATTCACGAGAATTAGTCTTACTAGTGAAGAAATTAAGAAGTCTAAAAGAATTCTCAGGAGCAACTACACCACTGACTTTTTTATAGATTGGAGGATGATTTGGTTGGATGTCAACATAAGAATTGCAATCTACAGTAAAAGCATACACCTCAAAGGGGATATTTACTTTCTTGCAGAACCAAATCAGATTGTACAGTTGCTTGCAAGTGTCAAGAATCCAATCACACATGGATCCAGACCAATCAAGAATAAAGATCAGACCATGATTCTTTCCATCAGGGATAACAGAAACTTTCTTGAAAAGATCTTCATTGAACTTGTAAGTATGCAGTTTGCTGGTATCAAGAACACCAGTTCTTGCAGTGCTAGAACGAGCATATTGATCTGCTGATTTCTTACACTCAAACTCTTTCACAAGATAGGAAACTTCCTTCTCAGAAGATTTCTTGTACTGAACATACTCAGAAACAACTTCCTTGTACCAACTACCAATCCAAGAGTCATTATTAGAATAATACTCTTGTGTTTTACTGTGAATATACTCATTGGGAATAATCACATTTTCAAGAATAACCTGAGGAAGCTCAACATAAGTAGTCTCTTCCCCAAACTTATTGGTCAGTTCCTCTGCTTTCTCATCAAAAGATTGGGCAGTCTTAGACTCAAACTCACCATGCTCATCACTAGGTTGACGACCACCACCATTGGGCATTTCTTGTTCCATGGTAATAGGATTGTCTCCCTGAGATTCTTGCTCTGAAGTAGAAGATTCTTGAGATTCTTGATCAAGATCCATAGAATCCTCAGTGTTTTGTTCAGAATTCTGAGGAAAATCTACTTCTTCCCCACTTTGTCCTTGATTCTGAGCAATTTCAGGCATCTCTGTGAGTTGTTTTTTCTTATGATTCAAGAACTGAACAATTTCACGAGCAATATCAAGAACCTCTTTGAAGGTTTCCAGTTGACTAATGCGAGTCACAAACTCATCCTCTTGATCAGAGAATGCAATGTTATGAAATGCACCAATCTTGAAGTACATGTTGATTCTATCAATGAATGAGAGATCATCAAGATTCTCATCTTTTACAGAAAAGAAATCATCATTATTCAGTTCATTATAACCATTATAGAAAGTTTTGGAAAGACCAGGATATTTCTTCTTCATCAGACGCTCTACACGAACATCCTCAATCACATTGATGAAATCCTTAGGAACATCAGAGTATTCTTTAGTCCAATCAATGTTATCAGTAAAGAGTGCATGTCCCACCTCATGACCCACCAGAAGGTCATAAACAGTGGCAGATGCCCTATCCCACATAGGAAGAGTTAGAACCCTCCTATCAACATCAAAGGATGCAGTAGAGACCTTTTTATGCTCTACAATGAGGTTCTCTGTTGCCAGACACTTAGCAAGAGATCCTTTAACTTCTAGGTTGACTGACATGTGTGATTTCTTTACTGTCCTTACAGGATAGCACAAAAAAGGGGGGTCACCACTCCCCCCTAGTACACTAATTAAACTGTCCACCACCAAGGACAGGTCTGGGGTCTCAAAGTCACAAAGAACCCTCAAGACTTATTCATAGTAACATGAGGTCTTGAGGGTGTCAAGTTGACAAGAATTAAATCCATGAGTAGGATAACTCTGTCAGGGTTCAAGAGAAAATATTATTTAATTTTTAGGAATATTATTTTTTATTTCTTGAATTGTAGAGAACCAAGTAGATGTTTCTTTTCCAGGAATATTGCCAGAATTCATATCATCCCAAAGAAGAGCCAACTGATCTTCTAATTTTGGATATTCATTAAATCTTTTTATTGAGTATTGCAAAGATTCCCAATCTGCTTTTTGTTCTGCTAACTTTGCTTTGATTTCATCTTCAGATGGTTTAGCAATGTCTGAACTGTTCCACATTAAAGTAGAGTAATCATCTCCACTTATAGACCAACTTGCTCCTGGGCACAAATCAATAATAGCAGTGCTATATTCAGGAGGTCTTCCAAAACTTCTTACTGTTTTTGCTGGCATGATTTTAATAGTATAAAATAATTTCTTTTTTTTATTTATAATTAAACTGCTATTTCCATAATAAATCCATAACTGGTGTTGAATTCATCAGCAGTAGTATAATATCTATTCATACGATAAGCTACTGCTGTTCCATAAGTACTCCTAACTGCTGGGGCATAAGTTCTTGTTGCTGTTGATCCAGCAACACATTGATAAGTTAATCTATTGTTTGATGGAGTTGTGTCACTGTTGGCATCATACCAACCTACACCAACAGTAGAATATCTTACATTTCCAGCATCATTATTATATGCCTGTTCTCCAGCAGTGGTTATTAGAGATCCATCTCTATGAATTAAAAATCCAACATTATGATGAGATTCCCCACCTAACATCCATTCCATAATTAAAATATTATTAGCATTCTTTGGAGTTATGGATAATCTTAATGGATAAACTTCCAAACCATCTCCAGTAACTGCTGCAGCAAAATTTACATATCCTGTAGAAAAAACCTGATGAAATCCTACAACAGAACCACTAGTTGTTAATGTAATGTTATTAGATAAATTTCTAACTGTATCTACATTTAAAATTGATGACATTTTTATATACCCTTAAATTCGTATGCATTAACAAAACTAACTGTAATCTCATTACTAACTGTTCCCACTGTTCCTGTGTTAACTGTTCTATTTAAATAAAAAGTTCCATTACCATAAATGCTAAATGTTAATGGTTCTACAGAAACTGCTCTAAATGGAAATAAAACAGATGCTGTTGAGGGAGTAGTAGCGCTGTTGTTATCATAGTTCCAAATAAAATATCCATAGTTTCCAGATTGATATTGTTGGTCTGCTGCTTCACTACCTCCAACTACTGGGAAGCCCCCAGTCAGTCCAAATGACCCATTAACCAAAATAAAAGCACCATTATTTGGGCTACTAGCTTCTCCAGAAATAATCCATTCCACAAGAATAGTATTTCCAACAGATGATGGAGTAATAGTAATATTTAGTGGAGTTATTTCAGTATCAGTGTGAGTGCTAGTTGCATCAATTCTTTGAGTAATTGTTTGTATTACTGAACCAGACCTAGGAAGTAATATTTTACTTCCAGTCCTGTCATAAATTTGACTAACTGCTACTTGACTCATTGGGATACCTCAAAAATTCTACCAAAACTTACTCCAACTTCATATTGATCTGCTCCTGCGTTGGCAATGCACCTATTTAAAGTAAATGTATTTGTAACCCCTGAACTAGATCTTACTGCTGGGGCATAAGTTCTAGATGCTGTACTTCCTGCTGTAGCATAATAAACCAATTTTTGCATATGAGGAGTGCTGGAGTTATCGTTAGCAGCATCATATGGAGCTACTTGTAGGGCACTTGTTAAATTATTTCCACCAACACTATTATATCCAGTATATCCTGCAGTGGTTATTAGTGCCCCATCTTGATGCACCAAAAAGCAAGTATTTTCATCTGATTCAAAAAAAATGTGCCAAGTAATTATTAATAAACTATTGGAATTTCTTGGTGATATAGTTATATTTAAGTCTGTAATTGTAGTACCATCACCTGCAGCTCCTGATGCTGAATAAACGGTTCTAGAATCGGACCTTACTCTAGCAGTTTGGATAATACTTCCACTGGACTTTAACAATGGAGATCCAACTGCATTTGTGATCAAATTTGTCTGCAGAGTGCTCATGAATCTGTTTTTTCTTTATTTATGATACTATTTAAAAGATGTTCGAATATCTTTTAAATTATTTATTAAGTACTTGCAATCCCCACTGGGAAAGATTGTACTTCATTTGGATCTTGGAACGTGATAGCACCTACTTTCAGTTTGTTAATTACTCCAAAAAGTTGATCTTCTAAAATTTTTTCAAAATATTCCTCATCCACAGAACCATCTTCTAAGTGTGGGATATTAACAATTTTTTTATAGATAAACTCATCTGATCCTCTAGTAAAAACAACTTCTACACTAGAATCAGATGAATTATATTCAGAAACTGTATAAGTAATAGTTGAAATCATGTCAATTGCTCGATTTGTTTATTTTATCTGTTAAACTATTTATTTGCTCTTGTTGTTCTTTAATTGCTTCTATTAAAAGACTAATAAGGTTTCCATAGGCAACTGATTTAATTCCCTCTTCATTCTCAAAAACAACTTCAGGAAGAACTTTTTCTATTTCTTGTGCTATCACACCAGCATGTCTTTTTTCCTTATCTTCTTGATCATTTCTTGTGAAAGTAACACCACGAATTTGTGATACTTTTTCAAGTGCATTGTCAATAACTTCAATATTTTCTTTTAGACTAGCATCTGAGGATGCAGTGACTGTTCCAGATGCTGTTATATTTCCATAAATTGTCAGATTTGCACTGCCATCAAGAATAGCCAAGGCAATATCTCCAGCATTCCTCCACTCATAACCACTTGGAGATTGATAATATGATCTAGAACCAGAAGCATAATAATATCTCAGTTGCCCCTCGGATGAAGATTGCCAGGTATTAACTTCTCTTCTGAGAAAACTTGTTCCATCAATTCCATCAACAGTATCAGCATCTAAACCAGATCCAGAACCATCATTAGCACTGTGCCACAAAAAAGCATCAATTCCAGTATTTGCATCACGAATCCTTAAAGAAACATTTGTATCATGGTACAATGCAACTGCACTATATCCAGATCTATGGAATCCTAAGATTGGATTTGATGCATTATTTGTTCTTAGTTCTAAATTATTATTTCCTTGAACATAAGAACTATTGGATATTGCTGGGTTATTTCTATTAAAGAGATAAGAACCAGTTCCTTCATCATTAGCATCAGACCTTAAGAACTGGGAACTATCAATACCATCAAGTAAATCAGCATCTAGACCAGAACCAGAACCATCATTAGCCGAATCCCATATAGTATAGGAACCATCTCTCAAAAGACTGCCTGAATTTGTACAAGTTAATCTCCAGTTTCCGGCACTATTCAGAAAACCAATTTCATTGCCGCTGTTGGCGTAGACATATCCTCTGACACTTGCACCATGACTATCTCTAATTCGGAATCCACCACCGCCAACACCACCTAAAGTTAGATTCCAATAGTTAGATGCATCAGAATACCAATGGTTTCCATTTGCCTCATTATAAAGACCTTCACCAGAGTTATAGTTACGAAACCAATCATCTGCGTAGAAGTTTATAGCACGAACGTCCTTACCATAAGTATCCCAACCGTAACCATCAAGTAAATCAGCATCTAGACCAGATCCAGCACCATCATTTTCTGATGACCACTGCTTAGCCCATGCTGTATTACTTCCACTTCCATTAAAGGTAGAAGAATTTCCACCCCGAGTAAAAACATTTCCATCATTATAGTTTATATAAAATTGAGCTCCAGTATCAGAGGCATTATTAGCATTCAGTAGAGTACCATAACTAGCGCCACCTGAAGGTCCATTTGTGAAACCATTTACTCGATAAACACCTGCCAGAGCAGCAGTATTTAAATCAGAACTATAAGTCTGATCACGTCTCATAAAAGAAGAACTATCAATACCATCAAGTAAATCAGCATCTAAACCAGAACCAGAACCATCATTACCTGCGTGCCAGTATTGACTTCCACTATTATCAGCACCACCTTTCCACAAATCTCCATCAGGACCCATCCAGGCAACAACACCACTTGCACCATTACCAAAGGCAACTCCACCAGTTGCTTTGTAGTAGTTAATATACGTTGTGAATGCACCAGTCTTACCATCAATATGAAGATTTCCATTTGTAGTGACTACTGAAGCATTTGTAGTATCAGCATTTCCATTTCCACCAACTCTTAAATATTGTGCCCAATTAGTGTTTGGTCCAAATAATACAGATCCATCATTACCAACTGTCATTACATTAGTTCCTGGATTGAAACTAAATGCAGTTGCAGTTGTTCTAATACTTGGAGTTTGATTTCCTGTACCGGCAACAAAAACTGGATAGAAAGTTGAGTTGGTTGTAACATCAGATGCACTGACAACATTGGAAGGACCAGCAGCCCCTTGAGCACCTGTTGATCCTTGCACTCCTTGTGCACCTGTTGCTCCTTGCACTCCTTGTGCACCTTGAGCACCTACATCACCCTGTCTACCTTGTGCACCTTGTATCCCTTGAGCACCCGTATCACCCTGAGCACCTATTGCACCTTGAGCACCTGTAGCACCCTGTACTCCTTGTGCACCCTGTATTCCCTGAGAACCTGTAGCACCCTGAGCACCTATGGTGCCTTGAGGACCTAAAGCACCTTGTACTCCTTGTGCACCTTGTATCCCTTGAGCACCAGTATCACCTTGTGCTCCCACTGAACCTTGAGCACCTACAATTCCTTGAGCACCTTGAACTCCCTGAGCACCTGTATCCCCTTGTCTACCTTGTGCACCTTGTATTCCTTGAGCACCTTGAACACCTTGGAATCCTTGTGCCCCCTGGGGTCCAGCATCACCTTGAAATCCTTGAGGTCCTATAGCACCTTGAATCCCTTGAGCACCAGTATCACCTTGTGCTCCCACTGAACCCTGAGCACCTACAGAACCCTGAGCACCTACAGTGCCTTGTCTACCTTGAGCACCTTGAACTCCCTGAGCACCTGTATCTCCTTGTACTCCTTGATATCCTTGGAAACCTTGTGGTCCAATGGCACCTTGGATACCTTGAGCACCTTGAGCACCTACAGATCCTTGAACACCCTGCGATCCTTGAACTCCCTGAGCACCTGTATCTCCTTGTACTCCTTGATATCCTTGGAAACCTTGTGGTCCAATTGCACCTTGAACACCTTGAGCACCTTGAACACCTTGAGCACCTTGAACTCCCTGTGCACCTTGAACTCCCTGAGCACCTGTATCTCCTTGTACTCCTTGATATCCTTGGAAACCTTGTGGTCCAATTGCACCCTGAAAACCTTGAGGTCCTTGAACTCCCTGTGGACCTTGTATGCCAAGAGGTTGTACCCACTTAACGCCAGTTCCTGTAGATGCAAGAACAGAGTTTGCAACACCCACATTTCCTGGGGTATCATATAGTGGACCACTAATTCTTAAATTAGTAGTGGTGGTAAACCCAGAAGATCTAATATCATGAATTTCAATTCTTGGTGTTAATGTTACAATACCAGCAGAGACTGAGATATTAGTAGAATCAAATGATGCTATACCCTTTACTGAACTTGTAGCTAAAGTATGAGTATTACTAGTTATACCAACAACTCTACCATAATCATCTACATCAAGATGTGAAATAAATTTATCTGAACCAGAAGATAGGCTTGTTACTGGAGTTGAAACAGTTGCTAGATCAATATCCTCTGGATTGATAACAATTCTTAAAGTGCTTGCAGTTCCAACATTAATGTCAGGACCAGAATCATATAAACCAAGACCTGCACCTTTTTGTGATGGTGATGAAATCTGAGTGAATTCAAGTGCAGAAACACCAATTGAAATTGCATAGGTATTTTTAGTGATAAGAGCAAAACCCTTTCCTTGTTCTCTTACTCCACCAAGGATGAAAGAAAAGTCTCCTGTTTCAATTTCTCCAGGTTGATCATAATCAGGTGATCTAGTTAACTCCCAAGAAGTTGATCCATTACCAACTCTTGTTACTACATAGAATCCATTTTCAAAAAGATTTGTCTGCTGCTTAATGAGAATTCTTTCCCCCTCAAAAAGATTAGTCCCATCAATAGAGGTTGTGCCTACACCAACACCATAAAGTTTTGCCCCAACACCACTAGCACCATTATCATAAACAGAAAAAAGATTTTCTGTTGAACCTAAAGAAACTGCTTTTTGGACTTGAATTCCTTCTGCAAATGTATCAACATAATTTTTTGATACCAGTTCTGAACTTTCTAAAGGAATTAATTCATTAACATATACTCTATTAACATATAGATTGCTGCTTATTCCAACATCCCCCTTTACTTGGAGGGTTCTTGTCATTATAGAGGTGTTAATTCCTACTTTGTTTGCTGAATCATTAAAGTATATTTCAGAACCACCAAATTCTCCACCATTGTTGTACTGAACTTGTCCATCAGTGCCACCTGGAGGAACATTAACTGTAATTGTCACTCCAACACCAGTTCCATCATCAGTTGCAGTAATATACTGACCAACAATATTGAGGGAAGTTACACTTGCTGCTGTGCCTACAATAGTTCCTTCATCCCTAATGGTTAATCCATTGAAGTTGTTAATAGTAGCAATTGGAACCCAATCAACACCAGTTCCAGTTGAAATTAGAACTTCATTTGCATTACCAGTCTGTGCATTTCCATCATAGAGTCCACCAGAAACATAAAGACTGTTAGATGCAGTTACAATGCCAGCAGTTACATCACCATTCAGTGCACCAGAGAATCCACCAGTTGAAGTTGTTACACCAGTGATTTGAACTCCATTGCTTGTGGTTTCAAGTTTCTTAGAATTGTTATAGTAGATCTCTACAGAATTAGATGCTTGTGCTCTTAAATATGTTTTAGCACTTGTATAATCTTGTAAATATAAATCATTAGAGTATATTTTTAGGGCAGATGTTCTTTCTTCAATATAACTTGTAGTTCCATCACTCTTAATTTGCAAGTCACCAGCAGCACCAGATTCTCCAAACCAGACAGGAACATTATCCTTAACATATACACTAGATTGGAATGTAGAAACACCAGAAACATTCAGTGATGTGATTCTTGCATCTGCAACTGTGCCAACACCAGAGTAATTGAGATTTGTGCCACTCAGAGTTGTGACAATACCAGTGACAATTCTTGCCTCTGTGGGTACATGGAGATTGGATACTGTTCCTGTAGTATAAGTTGCAGTAGTTCCACTAATGGAAGTTACAACTCCAGTATTAATATAGCCAGTTGTAAAATTACCAGTAATATAAGTTGCTGTATCTCCACTAATACTTGTTACTACACCTACACCAATATCTGCATTTGTAAAATAAGCATTAGCATAACTAACAGATCCACCATCTAAAGTTTGGAGAGTGCTAATTCCAAGGAACTTAGCAGATGTTCCTGATAAAATATCAATGTCTCCAGTATTGTAATCTAAAGTATTACCACTAACTGCAGTAATTACACCAGTATTGATTTGACCTGTTGTAAAATTGCCTGTTGTAAAATTGCCTGTTGTAAAATTGCCTGTTGTATAAGTTGCTGTAGTCCCCTGAAGTGTTGTGAGAGTTGATATTCCACTATAGTTTAAATCTGTTCCAGATAGAGAAGTTACAACACCAACTCCTAGGTATCCTGTTCCACCATTAACTACAGTTCCTTGTAGAGTTGTGACTGTAGCAAATCCTGAAGAAACATCTCCACTGAGTTGAGAAGCAGTAACTGTTCCAGTTACTAATTGATTTCCACTAACTTGCAACTCTGCAGTTGCATTGGTTGTACCAATTCCAACTTTACCAGTTACTTCTAATACAGTATCTGTATCATTGTAACCAGATAAACCAACCTTTATATCTCTTAGTCTTTTTGATAAAAAATCTGCCATTTAATTACCTCTTGGCACTTTCTAGAACGCTAAGAACAATCTCAAGAGTTCCATCTACACTTCCCTGAACTTTAAAAATATCACCTGTTTCTAAAATTAATCTTCCAGTCAATAATGATACAGAATCATTTGCTGGAACTGGAGTTTCTTTTACCAACCTTGCATCAACACTACTTCTTGAATGTGATGCTGTTACTGTTTGTGTTGAGGTTCCTGTACCTACATTACTAACCTGAGCAAGTAGAATGATGGAAGCAACTCCACTTGGAGCAGTATAAATTCCAACATTAGAACTAGTAATATTGTGCCTAATAGTCAAAAACTTATTAAGTGCTATCTGTGCCATATTATCCTATCTGATCCAGGGCAATAATTAGGGGTGTTACTGTATTTAGAAGACTCTGATCGAAGTCTCTACCACTGATTGTTCCTGTAAATTGGTTCACAGAAACACCATCACCAATTCTAAAGTTACCAGCCTGATCTGTGCTGGTATAAACTACCAGACCTCCATCTCTAAATTGAACTTCATTTTCTTGAATTGTTACACCACCTAAAGCAGGTTTTGCTGTAAAGATATTAGTTCCAGATCCAACATATTCAAATGAGTGTGATGATGCAATTTGTAAACTCTGCCTTGCAAAATAAGCAGTAGTTCCAGACCCAACTTCATAATTTAAAACCGTTTTCAAAGTAACAGTGCTGATACCTGCAACTGGTAAAGTTGCACTATCAATTGAATAATAAATTGGTTGAAGAACAACAGTACCAGATGCTCCACCAGACCCACTAACAGAAATATTTGGAGGATTTTCTAATTCATATTGCGATCCAGTTGCAGTTATTGTAAATCCAGAAACTTCCCCATCTGGATTTATTTCTGCAATTGCTTCTGCTCTAATTCCAGATGGTCCAGTTGGAGCATCTATTGTTACTGTTGGTGGATTTAATGGATTATATCCAGATCCAGGATTATCTACAATAATAGAATCTACTGTGTAATATAATTTTCCAAAATACAGTGCTTGTCCATCATAAGGTCTATAAGATCCAACTCCAGAAATAACAACAACATCAGTATCCTCAAGTGCAGTTGAATTTACAGAACCTGTCATTCTGTAAATTGATCCAGAATCAGTACCACCAACACCAAGAGAAACTAATCCTTTATTTCCAAAAGATGAGTTAGAGTTTGTAATATCACACTGCCCACCAGATCCAGTAAAGATTGCAACATCATCACAAATAGTGAAGATAGAAACTAACTGAGCATATGCACCATTTGTAAT